TCTCCCCTTGATTTGCCTCAATTTCAAATTGCAGGCATAGACCCTCTAAGAGAACGTGCAATCACACTTGGAGAGAATTTAGTAGGATCTTTTAGACCATTTGTCGAAGGAGCTAGAGATCAGTCACTAGCTGGTCAACAAGCATTAACATCAGGCTTACAATTTTTGCAACCTGAAGCAATACAACAGTTTCAGAACCCATTTCAACAACAAGTCATTGATAGAACAATGGCAGAGCTTGATAGACAGGCTGACATTAGAAGAGCTGGTGCTGATGCAGCAGCAGTTAGGTCTGGAGCTTTTGGTGGTTCGAGACAAGGTGTACAAAGAGCTGAAGCTGAAAGAGGTTTGCAACAAGTTAAGGGTGACACTTTATCAAGATTGCTTTCGCAAGGATTTTCAAGTGCGTTACAAGCAGCACAGAATGCTGGTCGTTTGTCTGGTGGTCTTGGACAAGCATTTGGCACATTGGCTGGAACTACGGGTGATATAGGCAGATTACAACAGGCATTAGGTCAAGCTGACATATCACAATTAACTCAACTTGGTGCACTAAGACAAGGGCAATCACAGGCGGAGCTAGATGCACAAAGACAAAATTTATTACAATCAGCACAAGAACCATTTACAAGGTTGCAACTCGGACAGAACTTATTACAGGGTATGCCAAGTGCCTCTATACCTTCAACATTTCAACAGGCTACTTCACCTGGTGCAAATCCATTCTTGCAAGGTATTGGTGCTTATACAACATTGTCACAAATTGCACCTTTTGGTGGTACAAAATCTGCGTAGGGTAGGAATATGGCTACATTAACTGAATTATTAGGTTTAAAAAAATCACCATTAGAACAAAGTGGCGTAAATCAAAAATTTTTAGAATTACAAAGAAAAGGAATTGTTGGTAAAACTAGCCCACGAATTTTAACAGTCACACCTTCTGTAGATAAATCACTTGAGCAAACAAAAAGAACATCAGAAATATTTACACCATCAGATATTACTACTTTAGATCAAAAAATAATTAAAGAGAGAGCAAAAGAAAAACAAAAACCTCCTCCAAGTGAGTTTGATATAGGCACAGGAGGCACCCCTGAAGAAGGAAATGTAATAGACGCAACATCTTCGCCTTTGTTTCAAGATCCTGAAGCAGAGGCAGCTAAAGTTGCTGAACAAAAAGAGTTTGATATAGCTACAGCTCCAGACGAAGATATGTATGCTGATGAGATTACTGCTGAAGCAAATGAAGCAGAAAATAAGAAAAAGAATGCTCAACAAGATTTATTTAAAGATGCCATGAAAGAAATAGAAACTATGTATGGTGACGGCACAGAAACAAAAACAGATAAGACTCTTGAGGATTATAAAGCTGATTTCGCTAAAGCCACTGGCATAGATATATCTGGTGAACCTGATAATAGATCTGCATTAATGGCGTTAGGTTTATCGTTAATGCAAAACAGAGCTGGTAAAGGCTTTAATTTATCAAATATTCTTGGTGAAGTTGGAGCTGCTGGTCAAGCTGCCTTGCCAAAGTTCGAAGCAGCTAGAAAAGAGGCAAGAGCTGGTCAAATTGCAGCAGGACGATTTGCATTACAAGAACAGAAAGCAGATCGTGCAGCAGCTTTAGCTACAGCAAAAGAAAAAAGAAAAGCTTTACTTGAAGTGGGCAAACAATTTAGAGATGAAAAATTTAAAAGAGAGCTTGAATATATTAAACATAACAATCAAATGCAAATTAAGTTACTTGAAGGTGACTTGAAGCCAGTAGATGCAAAAGGCAAAGTCACTGTAAACACACTTGAGGGTAATAACTTTCTTAAAGTAGACACAGCTTTTGTTACAGGATCGAGAAACAGAGTATTTCTAGCACCAGTACAGCAAGCTCAAAAACACGCTGAAGTGTATGTCAATGTATTAGAAGCTGGTAATAGTATTACTGAAATGCAAAACATTCTGAAATCTGTAGGAGAGCAAGGTGGTTCAACAGCTTTTACATTGTTAGCAGATAGAGTAAAAAAATTCCTAAAACCTCTTGGAATCGGTGATACTGATTACTCAAAGGGTATAGATGAAATAGTAAAAAGAGACATTAGTGCAGAGGAAAAAGTAACTGCAATACAACAAAGACTTATATCTCAATACAAAAAATTTCTGACAAAAGAAACAGGTAATGGTGTATCTGAGGGTGATATTAAAAGACTTGAAGCGTTGGTTGCTAAAATTCAACTTGGTCAACCACTTTCTTCTAATATTAATAGATTAGAAGAGTTGAGAACTATATTTGAAGCTCCGAAGAGAGCGTTAGAGGGTCAATTTTCTGCGTTTTCTAAACGAGAAAACTTTAGAAATGATGATGAATATAATAAAACTATGGACATAATTGAAAAAGCGATACGCACAGGAACAGAAAATACATACAATTTTAATGTTGGTGAAGATGGTGTTATCAACATAGACTTAACAGCGAAGTAGTAAATGGGCAAAGTAGTTTTAAATACGCCACAAGGCAAAGTAAACATCACAATCGCAGGTGAAAAACCTACAATTGAAGAGTCCATACAAATCAATAACATAATAAGGAAAGCCCGTGGTGGACAAAATATATCAAAAGATGAACCCACAACTGGTGATAAGATCGAACAATTGTTCGATAAAAATACAGGAATAAAGAGTAATGCACTTCGTTCTGCATTAAGTTTTGCTGAAACTAATGATGAAGAAGAAGCAATTTTAAATAAATTTGACTTAACAGATGATGATTTTCTTAGAGATAACAGAGGAAGATTAGCTCTTACACCCTCTGGTGCAGCTAAATTTGGTCAAGAAACAGATAAAAATATACTTATAGATGAAGAAGGATTTAGTCGTTATGACTTTTCAGATCTTGCTGGAGTCGCTCCTGAATTAGTAGCTGGTGTAGGTGGAGCTATCGCTGGTCAGATAGCTATTCCAATTCCTATTTTAGGTGCTGCAATTGGTGCTGGATTAGGAGCTGGAGGAGGTCAAGCTATAGAAGAAGTTGGCGAGGCTGTCGCTGGTGTGCAAAAACAAGACATTGGAGATATAGCCAGTGATGTTGGCAAAGAAGCAGCGATAGGTTTTGTAAGTGATTTAACCTTTGGATTAGCTGCTGGAGCATTTAGGGCTGTAAGAAGAGGTGTCACTCCTGGTAAAGATTTAACAAAAGCAGAAATGGATGTTGCTGGTAAATCTATATCTGATCCTATTGATGAAGCTGGTAATGTTATTAAGCCTGAAGATTTTAACAGATTATCTCCAGATGAAAAGCTTGCTGCAATAGAAAGAGGTGGTTTTGGTATTAAGCCAACTCTGTCTGCTATAAGAGCACCATCTATTGTAGCAAGAGTGCAAGCCATTGGTGAGAAAATATTCAAAACATCAGACAGATTAAAAAATAACAACGATAAAATAAAAACTATAATAGATACTTACAAACAAAAATTTGATTTAGGTGGTGGTGACGCTGTTAGCGTTGGAGATATTTTAAAACGTGGCATGGTCGATAATAATCAAAAACTTATGGACGAAGAGGCAAAAGCTGTAAAAGAAATCATTAAGCAGATGGAAGGTGCTGTAGGAACATTTAGACAAGCAGCAAAAGCCAATGGTTCTGTTGATGGTGATTTGTTTACATTATTTAAAGAAGCTTCTGATAATTTTGATATGTTTATTACGGGTAAATTTAGTGCAGTTGATGATATTTTGAGAGATCCTGCTGTTAATAGTGTTGGTCGTGATGGTGTTTTGTTTGTAAATCAATTTGCAAGTCAATTGAAAAGAATACAACAAGACTTTGCACCACAAATCGCAAGTCCAAAAAATGCTGATGGACAAGCTTATCGAGAGTTAATAGGTGCTTTTGAAAGTATAGCTGGAAAATTAGACAAAGGTTTGACAGGAAAAGTGTCCTTTAATCAACTTTATAATTTAAGAAAAACGATAAGTGATTTAAGATTGACGGCAAGTCCATCTGTAAAACAACAACTAATCGGTCCCGAAGGTTCACCTGGAATCTTAGACCAAATAGATAAAATGTTTAGAGATATGGGGGACACACAAAGTCAACTATTTGCTGATTTGACAGCAAGAGTTAACAACACAGCAACAATGAATAAGTTTAAAAATGCTGGTGCAACTATTAAAGAGGCACAAGCAAAGTTTTTTGAAGGTAAAAGTCTTTTAGAAGATTTGTACACATCAACTGCAATTAAAAACTTAGATACCTATAGAACAGTGCCAGGTGAAATTGATAAAATACCAGCAAATATTGATATTTATAGAACAGTTGTTAAGCCTAACAACGAAGAATTTTTACAGAGGGCAACTCAATTTATAAGAGATTTTGGTGGTCGAACAGGCGGCAGAACTGGAGATCAAATTGCAGATGAATTTGTTGCAAGAGCTGCAAATCAATTTTTAGAGGATTCTATTGAAAGATCAGGCATACTTAATTTTAAAAATGTAAAAGATTTTAATGGGACTCAGTTTGCTAAATCTATTAAAGGACTTGGCACGACTGCCAAAGAATTGTTCGGAGATAAAACAGATGAATTGTTAAAACTTGCTGATGAAATAGGCTCAGTTAAAATAACAGGGCTAGATTCGCAAAGAGTTTTAAATCAATATATTAACGCTGCTGGTGACACAGAAACAATACCAGGTTTACTACAAAAGTTAAGAGGGTTGTCAAACACACAAAAAATATTGGCAAGAGAACAAAAAAATAGAATTATTAAAAAATTACAAGATGAGACATTAGATTTAGACCCGTTAGAGGCTTCAAGGTTTTTAGTGCAAAAACAAACTAAAAACTCTGAAATCAGACCTATAATTAATTATTTTTTTAAAAACAAAGATGATGCTGCAATTCAAAAAATAAGATCTTATTATATGAATAGTATGATAGATGATTTTGGTGAATCACTGATGACAGATGGTAAATCTTTAAATGCTTTTGCAGATAGAATGTTAGCTGCTGCAGAAGATGGAAAACTCCGAACAATTTTTGGTGACAAAATGGGGAAAAGTATGGAGGATTTTGCTAACATACTTAAATTTAATGCAAGAGCAGCAGAGGGTGGAGATCTTGTTGCAGCTAATATAGCAGCCTCTCCATTTCAAAATTTAGGTAAGCTTGCTAAGTTTACAGTTTTAGGTAATAGATTATTATCTCAAAGCTACTATGATGACATCATAGCTCAATATAGAAACATAACTTTAAAACAATTTAGAAGCCCAGCAGAAAGAGCTAAAGATTTTGGCTCCAAGATGGGTAAATTATTGAGTCAATCACTCGGACAGACCATCGATAACACTGTTAATGAAGTTGAAGATCAAGTAGATGCAGTTCTTGAAAGTTCAGGTGTTAAAGATCAAATAAGAAATGTTACACAACAAATACAACCAGCTATTAATCAAGCTAGAACAAGTGTTAATCAAGTTAGAAACGTAGCTGCTGCACCAACTATAAATCCACCTGCAGGAGGAACACAACTAGCAGGAGTTGACATAACTAATCCAGCTAATGCTTTTTCATTAGGATTAGATCCATCTGACATAGCCATAGCACAGAGAAGAAGAGGCACACAATGAACATAGATGAGCTCAGGCAAGAGATTCAGAATGACGAGGGACGGGTCAACTCCGTATATTTAGATCATTTAAACCTACCTACTGTAGGCATAGGGCATCTTATAAAAGAGTCAGATCCAGAACATGGATTGCCAGTAGGAACAGTGGTTGATGACGAAAGAGTTAACGAATTATTTGACCAGGACATCAAAGTCACGCTATCTGAGTGCGAACAATTATACGGAAACTTCAAAGATTTGCCTGAAGAAGTACAAAAGATTCTGGCAAATATGATGTTTA